CCTAACAAAATCTAACCATATCTAAGGCAATCTAACATGAAAGTTTATGAGCTAATCGAATTTCTCAAGACTAAGCCACAAGCCCTGGAAGTGGCGTTCAGACTGTACAGCGAATATGCTGTCATCCAAAAAGATGCTATTAGCATAGTCACAGCCTGCGAACCAAGACCAGATGGATGGATAGAGTGCAAGCGTCCTGATAAACCAAAGCAAGATTACTTGATGTTTCCGGGGAATTGATATGAAACCCCCCTGTCCTGAGTGTCACAGTTACAACCAGATCGTCCTTGACACACGAAAGCAAACGGAGTCACTTTACAAGCGGCGCTATCAATGCATGGAGTGTGACAAGATTTTTTCAGCATACGCGGAGTACACACATTATGAAGAAGGCAACAGCATCGTCCACACGACGAGGTTCACGTACACAAAATACAAAGCTCACAGCAAGGGACAGGCAAGTTGCGGGCACGCACTACAAAGCTATGGGAGTGCAGCCATGGGACCTCATTGATACGTGGCCGCTAGAACAGCGCATCGGCTACTACCGTGGCGGAGCCATAAAGTACATCATGCGCATGGGCAGCAAGGACGAGTCGAAGCAAGAGATCGCCAAGGGCATTCACTACCTTGAAAAATTGTTGGAAACCTTGGAGGAGCAGGTATGAAATCAGACATTGAAACATCGCTGATCACCCAGACGCGAGCTATCAAGCTCACAGATACCGAGTGGGGTAGGTTCGACGAGATTGGCGGGGTTGACTGGCTGCGCATGGCGCTGCACACCATGAAACCCACGGCTTACGCGCGTCTGCTACGCGACAAAGCGATCCGTGCCGACATACAGGAGGGCATGTCACCAGCAGCTGCGGCGCGCAAGCATGGCGTGCATCGCATAACAGTATGGAGGATGCTGTGAACTTAATGGTCGTCGACTTTGAGACTTACTATGACCCCGAGTTCAGCCTGTCTAAGATACCTACAGACGAGTACGTGCTTAGCCCTCTGTACGAGACGATGGGTGTTAGTGTTAAGAACGGATATGAAGACATCAAGTGGTTCAGCGGCACAGAGCAAGAGACCGCCGATTGGCTGGCACAGTTTCCGTGGGCTACCTCGGCAGTGGTCTGCCATAACGTGCTGTTCGACGCATTCATTCTCGCGCAGCGGTTCGGTATCAAGCCCAAGCTGTGGATGTGCACGAAGGGCATGGCTACCGCGCTGTACCCCTATCTGAAGTCATTTAGTCTTGCAGCACTGTGCAAGCACTTCGGGTTGCCTGACAAGGGCACGGAAGTAAAGAACATGCTCGGGCGCAGGCGCGCTACGCTATCCCCCGGTGAGTTGCAGGCGTATGGTGAGTACTGCAAACTTGACGTTGAGCTTACCTATCAGCTGGCTAACTTGTTCACGCCACGATTGCCCGCGATGGAGCTTCGCTTGATCGACCTGACAGCTCGCATGTTTGTGGAGCCTAGGTTCATCGGCGATCAGGTCATGCTGCGGGAACTCTATGAGAGGGAGTTAGCGCGCAAGGTGGCCATCGTCGCATTGGCGTCCACAGACCGCGCGGTACTACAGTCCAACGATAAGTTTGCGGCCAAGCTCACGGAGCTGGGTGTGTCAGCGCCCACCAAACGATCGCTCAAGACCGGCAAGGTTACTTGGGCATTCGCCAAGACCGATGCAGAGTTCACGGCGCTGCTGAGCCACGAGAACCCAGATGTTCAGGCACTGGTGTCCGCGCGACTGGGGATCAAGTCGACCATTGCGGAGACACGGGCGCTGAACATGCTGAAGGCCGCACAGAGGGGGCCGCTACCTGTGTACCTCAACTATTGGGGGGCTAAGGTTACAGGCAGGTATAGCGGGGGGAACGGAAATAATTACCAGAACCTTCCAGCGCGTGGCCCTAGCGCTGGCATACGGTACGCTGTCGGGGCCCCGGAAGGGCATAGTGTAGTCGTGTGTGACTCGTCGAACATTGAGCTTCGTGTGGCTATGGTCATTGCCCGCCAGATGGATGTCGTGCAGAAGATTAGGGACAAGGTCGATTTATATTGCGACTTTGCCGGAAAAATGTTCGGCAGGACGATCACGAAAGCAGATAAGCGGGAACGAACACTGGGTAAATTAGCATGTTTATCCTTACAGTACGGAGCGGGATGGCGCAAGTTCAAAGAGATGGTACGAATTCAGGCAGACATCACCCTGACCGATGGCGAGGCCGAGTCGATCGTCCAGCTGTACCGCCGCACGCACTACAAAGTGGTGGACATGTGGGAGCGTATGCAGGAGGTCGTGCTTCCTGAGATAGCTAGTGGGAACCATAACCTGCTACCTGTGGACGACCTAGCGTGGTGCATGTGTACCGGTGAGGGGTTTGGTCTCGCGGGATACCCCGGCGTTGTATACCATGATCTGCACATGGAGGACGGGGAGTGGATGTACACTATGGCCGATAAGCCCGTGAAAATCTACGCGGGCAAGTGCTTTGAGAACCTGTGTCAACATGTGGCTCGTCAGATAGTTATGTGGCAAACGGTGTGTATTGCAGATAAGTACCCTGTCTCATTGACTGTGCATGATGAGGCTGTGTGTGTTGTGCCGGACGATCAGGCCGAGGCGTGTAAGGCGTATATGGAGCAGTGCATGGCGACCGCGCCTGCATGGTGCAAGAACGACATACCGCTGGCATGTGAGGCCGGGATTGGTAAGACCTACGGAGACGCTAAATGAGCGCTTTGATGCCTGTGTCATTCAGTCGGCTATCCACGTTTGAGAGCTGCCCCCAGAAGTTTGACTATCTGTATGTCACGAAGTCTGTGAAGGACACAGACAGCAGCTACACCCTGTATGGCAGCCGCGTGCATGAGGCCCTTGAAGCCTATGGCCGTGCCCTTGCAGAGCGCGCGCCACCTAGCGAGATCGAGGCGCTGGAGGAGAAGTACACCGACGACATAGCCCGGCACTTCCCGCTTATCAAGCGTATCGTCCGACAGCCTGGCAAACACCTGTTCGAGCATCAGATGAGCATCCGCCGGGATAAGACCCCGTGTGGCTGGTTCGACGGGGATGTGTGGATACGTGGCATTGCAGACGTGCTGGTGATCAACGGTGACAAGGCATGGTGCGGGGATCATAAGACCGGCAAGAAAAAAGATAACCCCGTACAACTACAGCTGTTTGCTGCGCTTGTGTTTGCCTGCTTCCCCGAGGTGCAAGAGGTAAAAACGAGTTTCATCTGGTTAGCCTCTGGCGAACTGACAAACGCAGTGTACACACGTGACCGCGCACCGGTGCTGTGGGAATCCCTGGAGCCTCGGTTCAATAAGGTGCAGGATGCCGTAGACGTTGGGGTGTTTAAGGCCAAGCCGTCTGGTTTGTGCCGGTTCTGTCCCGCCCAAGACATTTGTGAAAGCGCAAGAAAATGAGAAACGAGTCTGACGTAAAGAAGGAAACTAAGAAGGTGCTGACCTCTTTCGGTGACCGGCTGTGGTGGTACATGCCCGTGCCGTCTGGATACGGCACTCAAGGTATCCCCGACTTTGTATGCTGCCTTGACGGCATGTTTGTTGGCATCGAAACAAAATTTGGTGCGAACGGACTATCTCGCTGGCAAGTGAAGCAGCGTGACGACATGAGCAAAGCGGGGGGTGCGTTCTACACCATCACCGAGAAGAACGTGCACGAGCTTGAGTCTATGTTGCTTGCGCTGTTAGCGCTTCGGGGGTGATATGCTGGTCCTACCCGAGCGTCACAAGCTCGTCATCGGCACAACGTCCTATGCACAAGTGCTGCAAGCGATACCGCATGCTAAACCATTAACCCTGAGCGTTGGCCCGGCTGTTGCTGTCGATCATGGCCCCGAAGAGGCCCTTGTGCTCAAGAACATGGGGTTCACAGTTCCAGAGCCGATCAGGTATTACTACAAGTGGCCGGGGCGGTTTCGTCCTATGGCCCACCAGATCGACACCGCTGCGTTTCTCACAATGAACCGCAAAGCTCTGTGTCTATCGGCCCCTGGCACTGGTAAGTCGCTCAGCGCGCTATGGGCCGCAGACTACCTGTTAACCACGGGCGCAGTTAACCGCGTGTTGATCGTCGCTCCGCTATCCACTGTGCAGGTGGTGTGGGCCCGAGAGATTTACCACCACATGCCAGAGCGGTCTTTGTCTGTGCTAGTGGGCACTCGGGCTAAGCGGCTGGAGTTGCTTGCCAATGACGCCCCCTACTGCATCATCAACCACGACGGGTTCACTACCATTGCTGATGACCTTACCTCGTTTGACCTGGTTATCTATGACGAAGGCACCGCGCTCAAAACACCGGGCAGTCAGCGGTTTAGGGTGTTCTCGAAGTGGATGGCTACGCACAACCCGTGGCTATGGATATTGACGGGCACGCCCATCTCTCAGGCACCTGTTGATGCGTGGGCGCTGGCCCGGTTGGTTGGCTCGCCCAACATACCGAAAAGCTACACGGCGTTCAAAGATCAGGTAATGCGTAAGGTAACTACGTTCAAGTGGATTCCCAAGGATGACGCGCTAGAGACATGCAGGCGAGCGTTGCAGCCGTCCATACGCTTCTCGCTAGATGACTGCGTTGATCTACCGCAGACA